GCTCCATACATCGGTTATATCTATATGGTTAGGTTCTGGAAGTTCGGGGTTGGTGGATTGTCGGCTGACATCGCTGGAGCTGTTGCAGAACATAACGGCAGACCTTGGGAGAAATCGAACTTACTTGTTGCCAGCGAATGTGAAGGAGAATGGGAGTTAGGGCTGGATTATGCGGATGATTCAGGCAATGGTTTCACGCTTACATCTCAAGGGACCGGGAACGCTTTTTCTGTCCTCAAGGCTGACCGGAGGAAGATATGGATAAAGTGACCCGAATCGTCCTCGTCCTCCTCGCCGTGCTGGTGCTGGCCTCGGTGGTGTTCGCTGACACGCTGTTCCACGCGCAGAAGGGCATCATCTTCGAGATTCGGAACCGTGACGGCGTGGTAGTCCAGGACTCGGTGGTCTATCTGTCAAAACCTGTCTTGATTCCGAACGAGCGATCCACACCCGAACAGATCGAGAAGCTCATAAAGGCGGCGGGCACTGACTCGACGATCGTGGTAGACCTGAAGCATACGGATTCACCCGTTCGGCGCAAGCACGCCGGGAAGCCTGCCGTGAAGCCTGAACCAAAAGAGGAACCGTTGAGCGATCTGGACCTTTGGGAACCGTAGAAGAGGGGGATACTATGGCGGACGAAAAGATTGATCTGACTACGCTGGAAAGCACAGAGGTTGAGACTCGCCAGGTGGTCGCACAGGTGCGAGATATGGCAGAGGACGAGAGGGCCGTGATCGCCTACGTCTCGGCGAAGACCGTGGACTCGTATGGCACGGTTCTGACGCCTGACTCGTGGGATATGGCACGGTTCGATAAGGGCCCGAGGGTGATGTGGTCGCACGAATACGACCAGATGCCCATCGGCCGGTCTATGTGGCATACTCCCGATGCGTTCGGTCTTCTGGCGAAACCTTCGTTTCGAGAAGAACCGTTCGCGGACGAGATCTACAACGCCTACAAGGGCGACTACCTGAACGGGTTCTCGGTGGGTTTCAAGCCACACGAACTGGTGCGCCAGGGCGAGGAGGGATACGACGAACTCGTCGAACGGTGGGAAGTCGAGGGAGAGCCTGCGGCTTTCCTGACACGCAATGAGCTGTTCGAGTATTCTGCCGTCCCGATCCCGTCGAACCCTGACGCCCTCACCATCGCCCTTGAGCGTGGCGTGATCTCGCCACAGACGGCGAAGCGGATGTATGACGGGCTGGTGTTGAACTTCCGGACGTTCGCCCGGGGGGTGCAGTCGCCTCTCACCATTCCCGACGATACGGTGGATGATGTGTTGAAGGGAATCCAAGGTCTGGACATTCGTATGGGGCTGATGGCTGAGACCATCGAGGAGCTGCGCGCATGCGTGGAATCGTTCACGAAGAGAGATCTTGAGATAGTAGATGATCTGCCATTCGAGGCAGATCCCGAAGCGGAAACCGAACCCGAACCCGATCCGGTGGAAACTGTAGCCAGCTTCGATCCCGAACACATGAGGGCGATGGTTGGTGGAGCAGTTAGCAGGGCGTTGTCGGAGTTGACGGGAAAGGTCGAGTGACAACAACGAATATGAGGGGGAATATCATGGGTGAGCTTGTACAGTTGGATATGGAGACGTTTCAAGACCTCATGGCGCAGACAATAAAGGATCAGATCGAAGCCATGGGCTTTACGCGGGTCGATAAGGCGAATCTCGCCGCTCCGGGGATGACGGATGAGGAAGTGGATACCCTCAGCCCGGATGAGAAGCTGGGGCGGTTTATGAAGGCCGTCCTTATCGGGGATGTGCGAACGATAAATGAGGTTTCCCTGGCGAACCGCGCTCTTTCTGAGGGTACGGATTCAGCCGGTGGGTATCTCGTGCCTGAAGAGTTCGAGCTGGACGTAATCCGGGTGATCGAGACGTACGGGGTGATCCCGAAGTACGCGCGAACGCATGAGATGAAGTATCTCACGAAGAGCCTCGCCGGTCAGTCGTCCGGCGTTTCTGTGACTTGGCCTGGCGAGTCTACGGCGGGAACTTCCAGCCAGCCCGTCCTCGAACAGCCTCAGCTCACGCTCCGAAAGATGATGGGCCTGACGGCATGGTCGAACGAGGTGCTTTCGGACACGCAGGGCCTGGTCGTTTATCTTTCGGACATCTTCGGGGAAGCTCTGGCGGCAGAGATCGATAACCAGGGGTTCCAGGGTACGGGATCCTCTCCGGCGATCACGGGGCTGACGAAGATCACGGGCTCAGAGGTGCAGACGCTCGTGGGCGAGACCTCTTTCGCTGCGATAGATAGAGCGAATTTGATCGCAGGAACTCGGAAGCTGACGCAGGCGCGCAGGACCGGCGGGCGGTTCGTGTTCCATCGTGACGTCATCGGAGTGATCGAAGGGATGACGGACGACAACGGCCAGCCGCTTATCCGCGGCATGAACGAGGGTGAGGTGACACGGTTGCTGGGGTATCCGCTGGAGGAGACCGAGAAGATGCCGAGCCTCGCGGACAACGACGACGCAGCGACGGTGTTCGGTGTGTTCGGGAACTTCAAGTGGGTTCACTACGGCCGGAAGGCGGGGATCGCTGTAGCTATCGCGAAGGAAGGCACCATCGGCAGCGACAACCTGTTCGAGAAGGATATGGGCGGGCTGCGGGTCACGCAGCGAGTGGACATACATGTTTATCCCGAAGACGCGTTCGTCCAGTTCAAGACGGGTGCAGCGAGCTAAATCTCACTGAGGGGGTGAGGGGGGGCCACTCCTTCACCCTCCGCTCATAGATGGAGGCAAGGCGATGTCTTTTAGTTTGACCAGGAAGGGGACGACCGGAACTACGGTGAGTGCTGCCCGTATCTGTTTTCCGGGAATCGAAGGCAAGTCGGCGCATGTCGTTTCTATCGGTGGATACGGAACGGCGGCGGGTGAGAAGGTGACAATATACAGCATGTCGGCATTCACTCCGGCGGCTACGGCTGACGCCAGTTCCACCGGATTCAACGTGGATAGTATCACCGGGTTCACGAACGCAAAGCCGGTGATCGTTCAGAACACGAGCGGCCATGTGTTCACCCGGGTTTTGTCGGCGGCGCCTACGCTTAGTACTATCGTCTTTACGCAGGCTTTGTCGGCGACCGATCCGGTGGCCGTGGATGACAAGGTGTGGGAGATGGACACGGTGCTGGCGGACTTCTATCTGATGGAGCAGCTCCAGCGGCAGTCCCTAGCCGGACCAGGTGGATCTCTTGCGGCCGGCCCGAAGGGTTCGCCGATCCTGGTGGCTCCGGGTGCGCCCAGTACGACACGAGTCGATCACGTCACGGTGGAGTATAGATAATGGCTCTGCTCTACCCAGTAGGCCATCGGGCGGTCCTTCCTGGCGATCTATGCACGGAGGGACCGCCCATAACACGGAAGCGGAAACATGCCTGTAGATGCTCTAGCTCTTGCGACGCTTGCCGATTTGAAAACTTACCTGGCGATAACGGCGACACTGAACGACACGACGATGTGCGCCATGATCGACAGGGCGTCCGCTGAGATCGAGGCCGCTGTGGGGGTCCGCTTCGTTGCGTTCGCTACCACCGAATATCACGACGGCGACGGCGCGAGTGCGGATCTGTTCCTCGATTACTGGCCTATCGTGTCGGTGGGAACGCTCTACGATGACACGAAGCAGACCCGGGACTGGGCCTCGAATACGATTGTAACCTCGACGTATTATCGGGCCTATCCGAAGGAAGGCCGTATAAGGCGCACAGATGCGGCTTTCTCTGCCGGACACCGGAACGTAAGGGTGGACCTGCAGGCGGGCTTCAACACCGTGCCGGAGGACGTCCAGAAGGAATGTATCAGGATAGCGGCGATCGACTGGATGAACAGCCCGGCGGGACAGGGTAGACTCGGCCAGAGTTCGCAGGCGATGCCTGGTGGTCAGGGTAGTGTCACGTTCGACGCTAACGCAGCTGAGGTGTCGGCGGCAATCGTGAAGCGGTGGAAGCGGGTGTCTATATGATGTACTTCACGATGGACACCAGCGATGTACAGAAGTTCACTGACGACATGGAGAAAGCTGCGGCGCTGGTTCCGGGCAGTCTCGAGCAGGGGATGACAGAGGTCACGCTTCTGGTTGAGGGCACGGCGAAGAGCGACTATCTGAGAGGCCCGCGGCCGAGGCGGTTGGGTGTGGTGTCGGGCGCTTTGCGAAACTCTCTCAGGCATAGCGTGAAGCGCAGGGGCGGCGTTGTTTTGGGTAGGGTGATTGCCGGCAAAGGATCGGAGCCGCTGAAGTATGCGCGGATCCACGAATACGGCGGGGTCATCGTCCCGAAAACTAAGAAGTGTCTACGGTTCAAGGGTAAAGATGGGACGTATGTGTTCACTAAGCGGGTGGTGATGCCTGCACGGCCGTTTCTCGAACCTGCCTTTAAGGATCACCACAAGGATGCAGAAGAGATACTCGGGCAGAAGGTTTACGCCCTCATAGAGTAGTGATATGGCAGACACCAAACAAGAGCTTATCCTACAGAACCTCAAGACGACGCTCGAGGCCATCACCGCCGGGGACGACTACGATGCGACGGTGAACCTCGTGCAGCGGAAGTCTACGGTCATTCAGTCGTTGCCGACGGGGGATGTGCCAGCCCTGTTCATTATCGCTGGTATGGAGGAACTCCAGCACGATGCCGGCGAGCGGATCCGTGCGGAATTCAAAATCGGGATTGTCGGGTTCATCCGCGCATCTGGCGAACCTGGAGCGCAATGCTTGGCGCTCATCGGGGATGTGAAGAAGGCGGTCGAAACGGAGTGGACACGAGGCGGGAACGCATCGAACACCATGGTTCTATGGTCTGACAACCTGGGCGTGTCACAGGAACCGCTCGAAGGCTTCGAGATGGAGATCCAGGTGCTCTATCATTACGACACCACCAGCCCGTAGGGGGTATAATGAAACTGAAATGGAAGGGAAACCGGAATATCATCTCTGCGGGTGTGCGCGTGAGTCCTGGCGAGGTGGTAGAGTTCCCGGAGTTTACAGCTCGCCAACTTCTCGCTGACGAGAACTGGGTGAGGTTTTACGAACCGAAGACGAAGGAGAAGCGGACTCGATCCGCAGGGGGTGACGGCGAATGAGCTATATAGCACAGAGTAGAGGACAAGTCGTCTTCGTGTCGGACGAGGCCACGTATGGCACGCAAGCGAAGCCGGTCACGGGTGATGCGCTCAAGGTGTTGAGCTGCAACCTGAACTGGACTGTCGAGCGTCGGGAACGGATGGACAAGAGCGCTTTCCGTTCGCAGCAGGCGCAGCTTGACGGGCGAACAAGCGCCTCGTGGGATCTTGAGCGGTATCTCTGCACGGCGGGAACGCTCGGAGCTACGGCGCAGCCCGATGATAAGGAGCTTTGGCTGGCTGCACTCGGAACACTGAGCGGGACAGCTACACACAGCCGGTTCTTTCCCGACACGGACGGCGCAGGGAATTGGGATGAGAAGGGGTTCACGATCTACTCCCGTGTAGACGCTGGCGGGAACACCGTGAAGGGCGACGCGATGGAGTCCGTCTGGGGCGCTGTCGTGGATACGGTCGAGATAACTTTCTCCGGTTCCGAAGAGGCAAAGGTGAAGTTCTCCGGCCCAGCGAAGGCGGGTGTCTTCACGGGGAACACGACCTTGGCGACGGCGTTGGCGAGTCAGGCCACGACGTTCACGGCGGGAGAAGCGAGGTTCCTGGATGTCGGTTCGCTGATCCAGATTGGCACGAACGTCAGTGTAGGGACCGGGTATCTCGTGACGGCGGTCGATGCGGCCAGCAAAACTATTATCACGATAGATGCAGCGTGTGCGACGCAGGGCGCGGATACGCTGGTGTATCCGTTCCTGCCCGCCGAAACCGTGACGGCTGAAACGCCGATCTTCGGTTCGAAGGGTAGCGTAACGCTCGGCGGAGTGACGTTCCAGGCCACCGAGGGAAGCATCACCATCGAGGAAGGGCGGGAACTGATCAACGACGAGCACGGGACATCTTCGGCCAATGCCGTTGTAAATCCAGGTAAACGTAAGGTGGCCTTCTCCGTTACCGGCTACATGCACCGAGAGGTTGCGTCGGCCATCTATCGCGCCAATACCGGCGCGTCGACGGCGGTCACTATCGACATTGGGTCTACGTCCACGGAGATTGTGCGGGTGCTCATGCCGCAGTCGGAAATCGATGTGACTACGCTCGATGTAGGCGGGACCGACGAGGTTATGCTGACCCTCACCGGCAAGGCAGTGCACGCCACCGGTGACGACGACATCAATGTGCTGTTCCTGTAGAGTTCACCCCCGGGGGGCGGGAGCTTTCTATGCCTATGGAACTGATCGGAAAGGACTGGGTTCGGTACGTACCCGAGTTCGGCGGGAACCGAGACGAAGAGTCTCCCGCCTCCCTGGAGCTTCAGGTGCTTCGAGTCGGAGAACAGGCCGAACTCGAGGCATCGGTGACAAGAGCCGAGTTCGAGAGTGTGGCCGCCTACGGTGTAGCGTATATGAAGGCGGTGGTTCTGGCGCACACACGGAGCTTCGAAGGGTTCGAAGCCTATGGCGAACCTGTCACGGACCCGGAGACGTTCCACCGAACTGCACCGCCGAACCTTCTGTCCGAGATCGTGCAGGAGATCCAGCGTGTGTCTATCCTGACGGGCACAGAGGTAAAAAACTACGAGTTGCCGCCGCTTGGAACCTATTCGGGCGACGGTGGAACTGTCGAGAGTGCAGGGCCGAAGAAAAACAACGAGACCGGAACTGCGGAGGACGAAGCCCCGGTTCTTTTCGGTGGCGGGATAGAAACGTTGTAGCGGAAGAGTGTCCCGTCAGCCTCATCTCAGCCCGTAGTTCGTATCTGTTCAGCGTGTTTTATGCCTGTCACGATGTTCGCCCTGACGGGATCCACTTCGTAAGTATGCCGAGAAGCGGCGGGGCGCTCGACCAGAGGGCCGACCACCTGGCCGCTTTTCACGTTATACGGGATGTCTACTATGGCCACCAGCAAGCAACTTGACATCATCATCAACGCGAAGGACAAGGCGAGCCAGACGTTTGAGAATGTCGGGAATGGCGCGGAAAAGGCCGAGTCTAAGTTTAGCAAGTTCTCGAAGAGCATGAAAGCCTTTGTCGTTCCTGCCGCTGCTGCTGCTGCCGCCGTCGTCGCTATTGGGACCGCCGCGTTTGCGTTCACGAAGAAGATAGCGAACGCGGGCGACGAGTGCCAGAAGATGTCTCTTCGTACGGGCGCCACGGTGGAGGCGCTGTCTTCCTTGAAACATGTAGCAGACCTGACAGGGGTTTCGATGGGTGACCTTGAGGGTGGCTTGCAACGGCTCTCTCGTAATGCGAACGAAGCGCGGAAAGGCACAGGACAGGCAGCCGACGCGTTCGCCAGGTTGGGAATCTCGGTTGAGGATTCGAGCGGGAACCTGAAGACAGCCGAGAGTCTGATGCTTGAGGCATCTGATGCGCTGGCGGGGATGGAGAACGAGACAGAGGCGACAGCCCTAACGATGGACATCTTCGGTCGATCGGGGGCCGCTCTCCTGCCGATGTTAAAGGAGGGGTCAGCGGGCATCAAGGAGATGCAAGAAGAGGCTCGAAGACTCGGTATAACCTGGACACAGGAAACAGCCGACGCCGCCGCAAAATTCAACGACCAGCTTACCCGGCTGGGAGCCGCGGCCGGTGGACTGGGCAAGTCGATAGGGACGGCTCTTATTCCACCGCTGACTTCGGCCGTGACGGCGGTGCTGGATTTCCTTGACAAGATGGGTGGGTTTGGCGGTGCGTTCAATGCCGCGAAGGAACGCATCGTTGATTTTGGGAAGGCGTTCGTCAACACCATCGTTCGATTGTTCACGGACTTCGCCTATCTCAAGGAGTTTCTGGTCAACATCGCCAAAGTGTGGTGGGAGACGCAGAAGACGTTTGTACTTCTGATGGGCAAGTTGGGCGAGATCGTGATCAAGTTTGCCGTGGTGCTCTTCACGCCGTTCGTGAAGGCGGGCCAGTGGGCATGGGATCAGATAAAGTATTACGCTGAGACGGCCGCCAACGCCCTGGTGGAAGGCGTTATATGGAGTCTCAACAAGCTCATCGGTGCGTTCAATGTGGTTGGCGACAAGGTTGGCCTAGGAATAAAGAAGATCGACTTCACGCCGATTACGGTGGAAGCGCCGGCGGCGTTCAGCGAGAGATGGAGCGAGTCCGGCGCGATCATGGGCGAACTCCTGAAGGAGATCGGCGGCGACTTCGTGGAGATGAAAGACATCGCTGTGGACGGAGGCAGCAAGATCCTCGATCGCTATACGACTATGTTCGATCAGATCATGGAGAATGGCGAAAAGGCCGCCGGCGGGATGACCGTCTACTTCGATGACTGGGGAACGGCAACTGAGTTGGTGTTTGACGACTGGGGAACGGCAACTGAGTTGGTGTTTGGCGACGTAGGGGAAACCGCGGACACAACATTTAAGGATATGGAGAAGGCCGCTGGTGTCGCCGTGGGTGGGATGAACGTCTACTTCGATGACTGGGGCGATGATGTAGAAGAAACCTCAACAGATACCGCCCGAAGTATAAAGAAATCATTCTCCGGGGCATGGCGGGACATACTCAAAGGAGCGGAGGACGGTTTCGAGGGTATAAAGGATGCGGCGGTATCAACTGCCGAGCGAATAGCTAAAGATTTTGGCCCTGGCGGTATAGCGTACGTTGCTATGGTTAAGTTTCGAGAGGTGGTAAACGATGCACTTCGAGAATTCGGAAGCTATCTGCCAGGAGGTAAACAATGGACAGATCCCGGATCAGGCGAATATGTTAAGGAAAAACCGGGCAAAGCTGAGGTCCCGGGGGGGTATGATCTGGATGTTCTTGATCCGTTTGGTCCTGGTTCCCGCTGGATCGCTACGCCATGGGGGTGGGGGCTGTTCCCGCAGTCTGGTGTGGGTTTTGGCCACGGCCGGTCATCGCCCAACGTCCCGGTAACGGGTGGTATCGGGATGTCGGGGGTCAGCGCGAACGTTCCGCAGACCGGAGCGGGCGGCGGCTTCATCTCTCCTCAGATGGCGGCGTTCAACGAGACTATATCGGGCGAACTGGACGCCTTCCGAACGTGGGCCGATTCCATCCGCGGCAACGTCGTTGTCGTAGAGGAGATAACCCAGGCAGTACAAAACGTCACTGGGGTTATGACCAGCGAGCAGGAAGCTCTACAAAAGTGGTATGACTCGATTCACAGTTCGGGCGAGGCTGTTGAGGAACACACGGAAGTCATTAACAACATCACTGGGATAATGACCCCGGAGCAGGAAGTCTTGCGAGATTGGTATGATGCCGTTCACGGTGTGACGGATGCGGTCGAGGAAGAGACAGCGGCCATCG